CAATACGTTCAGCGAACGCAATTTGCTCTTCTCTTGATTACTTTTTGCCACAGTGGCATCGCTTACTGATGCGGGCAACCCGATTGTTCGATCAAAGGACATGAACGGTTTTAAGAGCGCGATGAAAGCTTGGCGCGGATATATGAGTAAGCAATCAAGAGAAGAGCAAATTGCGTTCGCTGAACGTATTGGTGCAGCAGGGCGTGCGGCTATTCAAGAAGCTTTGGCCCAGTCATACGGCTCTGAGTACATGGATGCCGGTGCACGAAAATGGTCGGACAGATATTTTACAGCAATTGGCCTTGAGGGCTGGACCAGAATGACTCGCGTTATCTCTGCAAATATGGCGCAAGATTTTATTATTAAGCATACCCAAGAAGCGATGAAAGGTAACGATCGAAGCTTGCGGTATTTGAAGGAGCTGGGCATAACGCCTGAAGAAGTCCTTAAAGCGTATGATAGTCCAGGCGCTAAAAAAGTAGGAGACATTCTTGATTTAACAACACCGGAAGGTCAAAAGGTACAAGACGCAATATTAGGTTTTGTTGATGAGGCTATCATTCGACCTAATGCAGCACACAGACCCGTGTGGGCTAGCGACCCGCATTACATGTTGCTTTGGCAACTGAAGAGTTTCTTTTACTCATTTGGTCAAGTGGTTGTTGGCGGTGTTGTCCGAGAGGCAAAGTCACGGTACAAAGAAGGGGATAAGGTTGGTGCGATGATGTCGGCTGGATTGCTATTTGGTGCGCTGTTGCCTTTATCAGCACTTGCACTGCAGACCCGCGAAATGATCAAGGGTGTTGTTGGTAAAAGTGTTGGTGAAGAAGACGAAGGGATATTGGCATACCTTTTTGATTTAATAGATCGCGCTGGCATTTTAGGCCCCCTATCGATTATCAAGGCTATGTTTGATGCGGGTGATTATGGCCGAAGTGCGACCGCATCTGCACTAGGTCCAACGGCTGGTACTGTTGAAACATTCTTTACAGAAGACACGGGGAACTTAGTAAAGAGGCTAACCCCCATTTACTCCCAATTATAAGCACTGCTTATAGAATAATGATATACTGGCAGGGCATGTCAATGCTGAGAACAACCCTTAAATTAAGGTCAAATGGCTTGAACAAACCTAACGCTAAACATACAGCTGTTTTTATAGCTGTAAAAGCACCCAAAAGGGACCCTATAGTCGCGTTCGTCTCGAACCGCGCCGACGGTATTTCCCATCCCCATATTCCACGGCCCAGCCATAATCTCAGCATGGGCCCTACGTGGCGAATAAAGAAACTTAATTTAGAATTTAATCTAGGAGTCTACTCATGGCCATCACGTTAGCCAAAGACATTATTAACCGGGCGAAGATCGTACTTCAGGATACTAGCTCAGCAGGTACACGGTGGCCAAACTCCGAGCTTCAGGACTGGTTGAACGACGCTCAAAAAGAAATTGTTCTGTATCGACCTGATGCTAAGACAAATAACGAAGAGTTCACACCAATTGCAAACTCATCAAAGCAGACTATACCTGCTGCCGGTCTACGTTTAATTGAAGTTGTACGCAACACTGCGGCCACTTCAAACTACACTGCGTGTCGCATGATCCAGCGTTCCATTATGGACGACCAAATCCCTGGGTGGCATAACGCCACAGCTACAGTGAGCATCGAGCATTGGGTGTATGACGAGCGAGACCCCAAGACGTTTTACTTGTATCCACGACCTGCCAGTGCAGCCCGCATCGAAGTGATTTATTCAACGGTTCCATCGCAGATTTCCATTGTGGAAGCCGACGAAACGTTGACCTCTGCTGCATCCACCACCGTAATTGGTTTGGACGACATCTATGCCAACGCCTTGTTGGACTTCATGTTATACCGCGCCTACAGCAAAGATGCTGAATACGCAGGTAATGCAAGTCGTGCTCAGTCGCATATGAATGCGTTCACTTCTTCGTTGGGTGTTAAGTCTCAGATAGATGCTACAAGCTCGCAACTTCGCGCAGCTCAAGGCGTCGACTCAATTAACGCTTAGGAGTTTCAATGGCCTACTACGATACGATTCAACTGGTGAAAGGCGACACGCTGCCAGAGCTGAACTTAACATTACGTGATTCAAACGCTGCTGCTCCAGGAAAGGTCCTGGATTCAGCGGACGTATCGACGTGGGCCCCCATCGACCTTGGTGGAGCGACAGTCCGCTTAAAGTTTAAAGCACTTGGCACCACAGCTGTTAAAACCACAATCACCATGAGCAGACACGCTCCATACACCGACGGCAAAGTCTATATGCAGTGGCCTGTAGGTGCATTGGACA